GATTATGATTTTATAAAAATTTCTAGTTTTGAACTTGTAGATTTTCAACAACAACAGAGCAAACTCAAGCAATCACTCAACAAAATGGAAGAAAGTTACAAGGAATATTTCAAGCTTCAAAGTAGTGCGGAAGGATGGTTTCTAACTTGTACTGTTAAAAAGTGGGAAACTTTCCAATACAAGCATATGGAACACAAGCTGTATGAAATTTCAAAAAATAAGAGTACAGTGCGTGTTAGTTTTGAAGAACTTGATAAATTATCCAACAAGTTGTTAGCTCTGGAGAGTGAAAAATCTTCCTATGTATTGGCTAGTTTCAAATCCATCTCGAAAGATTTTTTGACCAACAAGGAAGGCGATCTATTAGAAATGATTCACAAAATTGCAGAAATGGATTGTTTTTGCACATTGGCAAAATTTTTCAACAAGTACAAATATGTAAAACCCAATGTATTGGAACAGGACCAATCGATCATTCAAGTCGAAGAGCTTCGTCATCCGATACACGAATATATTGATAAAGATTCATTATTTGTTCCTTATAGTTTTCAATTGGGCGGTTCGGAAGCCTTGGGAATGTTACTTTATGGAATGAATAGTTCAGGAAAAAGTACCTTGTTGAAAAGCTTGGGTATGTGTGTCTGGCTCGCACAATGTGGTTTTTTTGTTCCAGCGAAACATTTGGAATGGACTCTTGTAAACAGTTTATACACTAAAATTGGAACTTATGACAATTTATTTTGTGGACATTCAACTTTTGTTGCCGAAATGAGTGAACTGCAATATATTTTGCGAAAAAGTAATAACAGATCATTGGTATTATGTGATGAACTAACTTCAGGTACGGAGACGAAATCGGCAACAGGTATTGTTGCTTCTACTTTGATCCAATTGGTACAGCAAAATATATTATTTTTATTTACGACACATTTACATACCCTATCCAAAATTCCAGAAATTTCTGAAAATCCCAATATCAAAATATCTCATTTCAAAGTATGTGCTGACAATTCAACACCAACTTATTTAATTGATGATATAAAGATTCGATATGATCGTGAACTGAATTTAGGTTCAGGAAGCGATTTATATGGTATTGAAATTGCTCGTTCACTTGGTATGGATGAATCATTTATAAATCGAGCTTTTGATTACAGAAATCGAATTGAAATTTATGTACACGAATCGGAAGAAGCGTACAAGACATCGCGGTATAATAAAAATGTAATCATGAAGGAATGTGAGATTTGCCAAAGTAAAATAAATCTTCACACACATCATATAACACCACAAGAAGTTTTTGAAAAACAGCCGACTTTTCATTCAAAAAATGGAAAGTTCAATTTATTGGTCGTTTGTGAAAGATGCCATGATAAAATACATCGTAATTTATTTTCGAATTCATAATTTTGTTGAATCGTTCGATTTCTGATTTACTACCAACAGCAACTTTGGAGACATCATTGGTATGCTTTATTTCCAAATCCAAAATGGATTGTTGTCCATTGCTGCTTGCACCGCCCGCTTTTTCAATTAAATAGGCGATCGGTGCTAATTCATATAACATTCGTAACTTTGATTTATAAGAACTACTTTCTGGATATAGAAAAATACCTTTGCCTTGAATTAATATTTGATTGACGTCAGGTACCATACCTCCTGTATATCGTAATTGATATTTATTTTCTAAATAATAATCCAACAGGTTCTTGTATTGCGGATTCGTGCCAATACAACGCAAATTTCCTGGTGAATATAACTTTCCTGGACCAATTTGATTGAAATTTCTTGTACACTTCCAGGATCCATCTTCGCATAATAAATATTCTTTTGCACCTTCTTCTTGATTGGTAGCAATGCTTATCGTCGTACGAGGGCCATACACACAAATTCCTGCCGCACATAATTCTCTACCTTTAATGTATGTCAATTTATCACCCTTCCAAATACCAAATATCGTTCCCACCGCAAAATTATTGTCAATAATGCTAGAACCATCAAGTGGATCAAAGGCAACCGAATATTCTGACCCTTCCCCTAAAAGCAAACTCGAGGTTTCTTCGGAAGAAATCGTTGCAACCTTGTCATTTGCTAACAGGTTGTTAATTAGAATTTCATTGGCCAAGACATCAATGGCTAATTGTTCATCTCCAAAATCATTAAAACAAGCTAATTTGTTACAAGAAGCGGTTTGAATTTTTTTGCTAATATCTTTGCATCCGTCCATTACACTTTGAATGACAGAGGTCAACTGATTATCGACAATCGGCAATACAAAACAATCAATGTAAGAGAGAGACGATAAAATTATAAATAAAATTGAAATTTTCATTTGTTTAATTATTCCGGTAACAATTGTTTAAATTACATTAAAAAATTGATTTATTATTTTTTTATTAAAATTTTAATATAAAATGAAAGGTTATATTTATACACGATTTCATTGGTCTCTTGATGTTGACGATATTTGTAAATTTGGAAAAACGATTTGTATTCCAGACCGTGACTCTCAATATGCAACGGGCGAAGCAGTCAGAGGATATTTTGCACATGTGTGGGAAGTTTTGATGGAAGATATGGACATGATTGAAAATGTTATTAAAGAAAAGTTTCACGAGTACAATACTAAACATTATAATTCAGACAAATTTACTGGAGGAATCGAATTTTTTAATAAAAAAATTATAAGCAAGATTGAACCTTGTTTGGAAGAACTTGGGTATACTTTTAGAAAATTGACTTTGGATGAGATTGAAAACTTGATTCGAACTTATCGTAAAAGTGAAGCGGTTGTGAAGTATAATAGAAGATGCTATCAAATTGATATTATAAAAAAATCAGTGAATTACTTTCAAGAAAATGATAAAGGTTTGCTGGTATTAGTGTGTGGTATTGGAAAAACACTTATTTCATTATGGATTGCACAAGATTTGAATTGCAAAAAAATTGTAATTGGAGTACCAAATCGATTATTACTTGAACAGTGGCAAAAGGTTATTTGTATTTTATTTGCACAAATTCCATATTTAATTGTATCTGATGGTGTAAATTGTGAAGACATTGATGAATTTTTGATTGATAATCCCAAAAGTTGTATTATTATAACGACATATACTTCTGCGCATAAATTGTCAAAAACATCAGTTGACAACTCGTTTGAATTTGATATGAAAATTAATGATGAATGTCATCACTTAACATCACATAACATGAAAAAAGAACAAAACACCAAAACTTTTATTGAAATGTTAAAAGTTCCAAGTAAAAGACAGTTGTCATTAACTGCAACTTTAAAACAACTTGAAAGTGATAGTGACGATTTTATTGTAGTTTCAAATGATAATGTAGATTTTTTTGGAGATGTTATTGATAAAAAATGTCTGAGCTGGGCAATTCAACAAAACATCATTTGCGATTATCTTATTCAAACATTGACAACAAAGGAGGAAAATTTAAGTGAAATTTTTTCAAAATTTTATATTGATAAAGATAATCATAAAAGACTATTTCTAAGTTCCTATGCTGCTTTAAAAAGTATCGCTGAAGGACATTCTCACCATTTATTGATTTATTCCAATAATAAGGAAAATTCTTCAAGGATTGAAGAATATATGAAATTATTACTCGAGGAAAATTATTTTGATTTACCAGATTTATATTATTCAGCCTATTACAGCGGAATGAAGTCGAATTCTAAAGAAGTAATTAGTAATTTTGAAAAATCAAGATTTGGAATCATTTCTTGTGTTTATTGTTTAGGCGAAGGATGGGACTTTCCATTATTGGATGGAGTTGTATTCGCCGAAAATATGACGTCAAATGTTCGTATTGTTCAATCTGCATTAAGGCCATTACGAAAAAACCCTGAGTTTCCTGAAAAAATTGGAAAGATCATTCTACCCGTATTAAATACAGACAATTGGTTAGACAACGATAAACATTCTGATTTTAATAAAATCAAACAAGTAATCTATTTAATGGGTTTTGAAGATGAAACTATATCTCAAAAAATAAAAGCCTATCAAATTAATTTTGAAAAGCAAAAAATAGGTCGAGAAAAAGACACGACAGAAAGTGTCCAAGAGATTGGTACATACGATGATGAATTGACACATAAATTGCGATTGAAAACAACAAAAAAGAACGCACTTGGTACTTCATATGAAAAAGCGATAAAAATTATTGCAAATAAGAATATCAAAAGCACGCAAGAATATTTTCAATTATGTGATCAAGACAATCGATTATTCAAAGAACCTCAAGTTGTATTTAAAGACAAGTTTACAAATTGGTTTGATTATTTTAGTCTTGATCGAGATGATTATTATGATTTTCAATCTTGCAAGTCTAAAATTAAGCAATATTTACACTCGAATACAATACTCAAAGACCACTATCTAGATCTTTTTAAAATTTGTAATTTAGTTTGCCAACAAGATTCAAAATTTCCACCTGCTGAATTTTGGGTTGAATGTTATGGGGTGAAGGATTTGCGAGAGTTGATTGATATTCCTAAAAAAAAGTCCATCGGTGTTTTTTAATTTTGGAAAAATTACTTTTTTATAGATTTTTTTATAAAAAATGATTTAATTTAAAAAAAAAGTTTTCTTTACTTAAAATGACAAAACAATATTCATGTGAATTGTGTCAAAAGGTCTTTAATCAAAAAATTGACTATGCAAGACACCAAAAGAAGAAAACATCTTGTGTCACACTTACTGACTTGCAACAAATGAATAAAGTATTAGATAACAAAAGCAGACTCATTAATGATTTTAAAAATTGTCTAAACATTTTGAGAGATAATGAAGGCTTAACTGGAGAAAAGGCATTAAGAAATCTATCTTATTTACTTTTGTTGAAGCTACTTGAACCACAATTTGGAGTTGGTTTAGATATTGATAATTATCCATATGATTTTGGTCATATCGAATATAAAAATGTGGACAGGCATAAAAATAAATTATTAAAAGTTGCAAGATTTAGTAATCTAGCAATTGAAGAAGAAGACAATATACCAAATTTGATGAAACATTTATGGGATGATATTTTATCAAATCATCCAAGTACTAGAAATATTTTCTTCAAAGATAAAGGATTTGATATACAACACAAATCAAGTTTTAAAAAACTAATTGATAAACTAAACTCGCTTGACTTGTCTCAAAATGAATATGATGTATTAGGTAGTGCTTATGAAGAAGTTATTCAAGGTGTAATGACTGGAAAGGTATTAGGTCAATTCTTCACTCAGCCATTAGTTAAAAAAATGATGGTTCAACTTATTGATCCAAAAATATACCCTGACGGAAAGATTGAAACTTGTGGAGACCCTGCGATGGGAACAGGTGGTTTTTTAATTACTTATTTGAAACACATTTTGCAGCAAGCAAAAGTTGATAATATAAAACCAGATTGGGATTTTATCAAAACACAAGGATTATATGGTAAAGAAATTGAACCTGACACCTATCAACTAGCAGTATCAAACATGCTAATCTCATCAGGTCATATGTTTGAAAGTCTTGATCGAGGAGATAGCATTCGTGTTCCAATAACAAGAAAATTTGTCAATATTCTTGCAAATCCACCGTTTGGTATTAAAGGATTAAAATATGAAGATTTTCAAAGTCCCTTAAAACATGAATATGTTCCGATCAAAACAGATAATGCTGTTTCATTATTTATTCAAGCAATTATTTACATGTTGAAAATCAATGGAAAGTGTGCAGTTGTATTACCTGACGGTCAAGATTTATTTTCAAAAACAAACAAAACATTAGTTGCAGTTCGAGAGTATTTGATAAAAACATGTGATTTGAAAGAAGTTATTTATCTTCCATCGGGTATATTTACTTATACATCCATAAAAACTTGTGTATTTTATTTTGTAAAAAAGAGGCACGGTTCAGAAGTCATTGAAACTAAACAATCATCTAAATCTTCTAGAGATTTGGTATTTACTAATACACTTCAAACGGTAAAAGTCAAATTTTATGATTTTAATCCGTATGAAGATGTAAAGAATTTATTAGTTGAAGTTCCGATTGAGAAAATTGCTAGTAATTCATATTCACTTAATTATGCTGAATATATGAAGGACGAGACCGAAGAAGAACAATATGAACAAGGAGTTGTTGTAAAAACACTTGGAGAAGTCTGTAATTTTAAAAATGGAAAAGGAATTAAAAAAGACTCCTTGATAGAAGGAGAATACCCTGTGATTGGTGGAGGACAAAAACCGATGGGATTTCATAATGAATATAATACAGATGCAAATACTATTTTATGTTCTTCAAGTGGAGCATATGCTGGATTTATTAGTAAATATGATAAAAAAGTTTGGGCGAGTGATTGCTTTTCAATAAAAGCAAATAATAATTCAATAAATAACACTTATTTATATTATTTGTTGAAAACTATTCAAGATAAGATATATAAATTACAAACAGGAACAGCTCAACCACATATTTATTCAAAGGATTTACTAGATATAAAAATCCCAATCCCAACACTGGATAAACAACAAGAAGTCGTAAAATATTTAGATTTTATATTTGAAAGAGCAAACAAGACAAGTTATGAAAAAATTGCTGAATTGAAGCAATTGAACGAGTTTTGTTTCAACAATCAAAAAATGTTTGGCGTTGTCGTTAAAACACTTGGTGAAGTGTGTAAAGATATTTCAACAAGTAAAGCTATTCCATCTTCAGATAGAGTTGATGGACCATTCAGGTTCTTTACTTGCTCTAGAGAAGAAACTACGCACAATGGATATCATTATGATGGAACTTTTATTATTCATGGAAGCAGAGGTTCTACAATTAAAGAAAGTATATTCATGACCAATAATGAAAAATTTGCAATTGGAACGTCAATGTTCATTAGTGAGGTTAAAAATAATCTTGAATGCGATTCAAAATACATTTATTATTATTTAAAATTAAATCAATCAATATTTCATAAATTTATTAATGGGACCGCAATACCCATGATTAGTAAATCAAATTATTATGACTTGAAAATTCCAATCCTACCACTGGATAAGCAAAAAGAAATGGTTGAATATTGTAAATATAATGATACGCTTGTCAAGCAATTAGAACAAGAGATTGAAAACAATAAAAAACAAGCACAACAATTTATTACGAGTATTCTAAATTAAAAAATTTAATGTAAATAAATGAACTTTTGTTTTTTACTATTAATTCCAATTTTAGTATTGATTGTTTTGATTTTTATTCGGCTAAATTCTACTCCTAAAGAGAAATATCGTCATAATATTGTGAAGCGTCCAAAAGCTTCAAAAATTACCACTACAACCGATCCTTGTAAACTAAATGAAAAGTTAATTACGAATTATCAAGCAAATTGTGATCAAGGAACTGTACAAGGCGACATTTTTAAAACCAAATGTCATGGAAAAGAAAAATCGTTACACTTGAAGGAATGCATCAATTTTGAAAAGAAAGATTGGAAAAATTGGACCATTCTTAATACAAATATTGGATTGTGTGAAAATAAATTGCGATGCGAAACTAAATCCTATCCTTAAAAAGTGATGTTTTATTTTTTGTAAACTCATATTATTCATCAATATGAATAATATTGTTGATTATCGACACCATGATTCCGTCTGTTGGATTCAAGCAAATATAATTGGTATTATAGAGGAGCAATTATTATTGGAGACCGAAAGCTTTGTTTTGCAGGATGGAAATTTAACAAGCATTGTAAAGATACCATTGTCCAAAGTTACAAATTATGTACTACAACGCGGAATTTGTGTCCGATATGATTGGAGGAAAGAAACAATACAATTGTCAAATAGTTTTGTAGAATTTTGGGATAAAAAGACGCTTGTTTTGGGCAAAATTGAAAAGTATTGTCAGGAAACAAATCGGATACTCGTAAATTATGAAACTGAACAAACTGTACAAAATAAATGGTTTGATTTAAACAGCAAGCATTTGGTATACAATTGGGAAGATTTGAGGTAAATTTTTTTTTTAATTTGAGATAAATAAAAATGAATCAAAAACAACGACAATATTTACAAAGCGGTCTTCAAGGAGCTGCCGCCATGGGACGCACCTACGCAGTCATCATGTCTCTTATTTCTACTGTTATCGGAATTTTATTGATTATTTGGATCAATAAAGCGTATCCTCATACGAAAAAACCAACGACTGCAACGATTACAAATGTTAATTGTCAAGAATTAGTCGGTAATAAATTTACATGTGCATTATCAGTAAAATTCCCTGTAGGTGAAAATGAATATAATTCACAAATTGCCAAACATGTATTTTATGATAAACCAAAAATTGGAAACTCGATCCCCATTTACTACAACTACCAAGATCCACAGGATGTAAGTATAACTAGGATGCCTTTTTGGTTTTATATCTTTATAATTATCATTGGTTGTATTCTCATCTTCTTTTCCATCCTGTACATGATTTTTGTACTAAAATATAAGGGTTTGGCAGTGATTTCCGGAATTAAAACGGTAGTTAGACAGTAAAGTTTTCAGTGTTGAGGTAGTTGGAAAAAAAGACAAAAAATAATGCAGGATCGTGGATTTTAGTTGTATGAAATAAGTTTGGATATTTATGATATATTTTATAGGTCAGACTTTGATCGTCATCAACGAATCCACAGTAATGATAATATAAAAGTTCACATTCATAAATTTTTTCATAATGTTCAACCAAAGAGTGTGGAATAATAAATTGACACCCATGGAAAAATATATAATCAAAATTAAGCAGTTCTAGCATTGACATTTCATTTTTAGGCAAGTCGTACAAAACATTATAGAATATTTTATTGTTTGGAATCTTGCTAAAATCCAATTTATTTGGAATGTTGGGAATATGAATGGGTAAACGAATTATTCCAAAATCGATCCAACAATAGTGTGAGTGAAATGGATCTATTTCTTTTGCCTTGACAACAAAATTTATTTTACTATGATTGATTAAATTGTAATTTGCATAGTTTGTCTCTGGTAGATCCTTTCTACGATCGGGAATAAGTTGTCGAAAGCTTGCTGATTCAATAATTTCTTTTTCTTTTGCTGCATACTTTTTTAAAAAAGAGTCGACAAGTGTTATATCGTAAAATATGATATGATTCGGTAATTTCGGTATTCGTTCCACAACTTTGGATTCTAAAAATACAATCATGGGATACTGAATCCTGCTTGCTAAATAAAAAAAAGATTCAATATAATTATCCAAAGTTTTAGAGTTCGATTTCCAATTTTCTCGATTTAAATCCATAAAAGCACTAACAAAGAGCATTGTTTTTTTTGAATCGTTTTTCAATATTTAGATTACTTTAAAAAACTGAACGAACCAAATTTTTCATTATCCGTCTAATATATAAAAAGGGTATGGATAATGAAATATTAAAATCTCAGAATGCAGAACTTGAACACACTACAACTAAATTTATCGATATTCGCGTTGTACAACGAAACGGTCGAAAGACAACCACGACAATAGAAGGTTTGGCTTTGGAGAATCTGTCTGATTTGGTTAAGCATTGGAAAAAAAAGTTTTCATGTAATGGATCCATCGCCAAAGATGTTGAAAATGTTGTTATATTGTCTGGAAACCAAGCCGATCTGGTAAAGAAATTTTTACTAGATGAGAAACTAGCCACAGAAAATAAAGTTCGTGTTCACGGATTATAAAAATGATGAGATTAAAATTTTTTAATAATTATATTAAAACTATGCTACCTTTATGCATAAAAATTGCCAAATTACTTCAATCACTTAATATATCAACCTTACCAGCGGATTATGGCGTTACTTTATTAGAAATACAAACATTATCTAAAGATAAATGTACTGTAGCCCATTTAGAAAATTTTTATCAATTACTGGTCAATTACAGAGACAAATTACCGAATTATTTTGGTTCCTTTAAAGAATCAATTTATATTGTACAAATTAAGTTAATGTATGAGGGTATCGCAGAAAAATTCTTTCCTCAAGGGGATTTGGTATTTTGCATGTTTTGGAAAAAGTATTTTACCAAACATAAAACTACCATATCCTTATTTATTCACGCATTTAATTTATTATTTGGAGAACATAATTTAGAACAAGTCGAAAAATGGAAATTACATTTTTCAAATTATGTGGATTACGATTATATTCTATCAAATTGCGACACCACATTTTACGAATGGTACCAATCTTTTTCTTTTTTTGGCAAAACAATTTATGTATGCGGTCCTAGAATGTTTAACGATTTATTTGTTGGTTACAATATAAAGCAAATAAGTCTTGGTTACGATTTTGCATTATTTTTAACATGCGAAGGAAATGTCTATAGTTTCGGTAAAGCTAGTTTTGGAAAATTAGGACACGGTGATCTTATATCTTGTGATAAACCAAGACTCATTCAATATTTTAGACATTATGTAATAAGTATTACAAGTATTACTTGTGGATTTGCTTTTTGTTGTGCAATTACTCAATCAGGTGATGTTTATAGTTGGGGCGCGAATGAAAATGGTCGCCTAGGAATTGGAACGAATGAGGATTCATGTATACCGTGCAAAGTTTCCTTTGTTGAGCCAATTACAATGATTTGCGCTGGTTCAGTTCATACAGTAGCTTTAACCAATTCTGGAAAGGTATATTCCTGGGGAAAATGGGAATATACGGGTCAAAACAAGAATGCAGATGTATTGCTGCCAACGATTGTTCCAAATTTAAAAAATATTGTACAAATATCGGTTGGTTATAGTGGTTATCATACTTTGGCTTTGGATAACTTGGGTCAAATTTATTCTTGGGGACATAATCGAGTTGGTCAGTTAGGCTTTGTAAATGAATGTACATTTCCACAAAATACAGACAAGTCTTATTATTATCCTGAACCAAAAAGATTGGATTTGAAAAGATTTGTGAGTATCAAAAAAATAAAAGCGGGATGGGGAAATAGTGCTTTTATTACAGAAAATGGCTTATATGTATGTGGAAGAAATGATTATGAGCAGTTGGGTATTTCCAAAAACGATCCAATATGCAAAATAAATGAACGAGGTCATACCTATATTGACCAGTTTATTAAAGTAAATAGGGTACAAAATGTTGAAAATATTGAATTTGGAGAGACTCACTGTGTAATTCAATGCAAGGAGCAAAATATTATATCATTTGGAAAATTCGACTTGCGACACAGTCAAGGCAATTTTAATATTGAATCGATTCAATGCGGCTTGTTTAATAGTGTGGTAATCTCTTGTAAAACAACAGTACCATCGCTACAGGATTTGTGTTTAAATTTATTAAAAAAAAACTTTTCTATAGAATGTTTCGGGGCAAATCGTTAACCTATTGTACTTTTTGTAGAGGATATGTATCATGTTATTTAGAAATCAATAATAAAAGCATTGTAAAATCGATTGGATTTAATGCATCAATGAATTGTCCAAAATTTGAAAAAAGTGCTGTACAGGTAGTTAAATTATCAATAGAGCAATCAATTTATAATGTCAAAAATAAGTTGATAAAGAGCAAAAATATTACACCTTGTACTCAGGCGATTTGGGAAAGTACTCAATATGCATTTGAAAATATACAAAATAAAAAATCTCATTAATATATAGATTATGCCTTTGCAATTTTCGTATAACAGACGCGACTTTTCGATTGTTGAACTCGTAAACGGAGTTAGAGCAAACTACTGGGTAACTGGACCTTTTACAACCAATCTTCCAACCCAAAATTTAAATACTCAATTTAATGTAGAATCTGAAGTATCTGGAGATGGGGTATCTTACCAAGAAACTTACACTTTTAATGTATCAGACAACAACAATAAAACTGTAGGCTCCATACAATACATTTTGAATTATAAACAAGCTAATAACGGCGCAGTTACAAGCATTCCGTTTTTAGATACTCGTGTCTTATCGGCCAATGGAGTATTTAAACAATACCAAAATGCTAAAGTTCATCAAACATTTGATAATGTTACCGGAAATCGTACCATTACATTCACCAAATCTTGTGGATGCCAAGTCTAAAATTTTTAAAATAAAAATATAAATAAAATGAATTTGGAATTTCAATCGCAATATATCAATGTCAGAAAAGGTAGAAAGAAAATTGTAGATCTTGTACAAGAAGTTGGTTCTTTGCTTGCCAAAAAGGATGTAAAATTAATCGTTGATTATATTGGATATCCAATAAAATTTATTGGCGCTTGGAAACAAGAGGATAAAGAACTGATTCAAAAAATTATTCAGTGCGGATTAATTGTCCTGAGACATTTTGAATTTATGAAAAAAAAACCATCTCTGCAAATCCTACAAGACTTGATTAATTTTGAGAATGTTGCAAATTGGAGTCTAGTCCATCCTTTGCGTCGTTTTCAAAGTAAAAAACATGAAATTATATTCGATCCCGAATTTTTGGTCATGACGTGGTCCAAATTATTTGAGACCTTTGATAGTGAACAAAATGTCCTGCTGCCTTCTTATCCGTTAGATATTATCTCTCATGCTTTAATGGATCCTCAAGAAATTAAACAAGTTGTAGAAATATTGTTAATGGAAAGACAAGTTTTGGGGCTACGAAATTCAAGTCTTACAATGACTAGAGGTGAAGCATTGGAACATTTTAGACGCACAAGTCCAGTGCTGTATCAATTATTGTATACCGAGGATGGATTCAAAGTTTTAAATGCTTTACACGAAATATCTACATTGTTAGCCAAAGATCCAGTGCAATCCTCAGATACACAGGCAAAATGTAAAATTTTAATTCAACGACTGGTTCATTCGATACGGGATCCCGCTTTGAAACAGCATATGCAATTACATAATCGATGCTTCGTTTTTAGTACAGGAATGCCATATCCAATGATTAAAGCGGGTTGCCTATTAACCAACTATTTGACGTTTTACTTTTTTTACTTTCCAGAGGAAAATATATACTTTGTGGATGATTATTTTCTTGATGAAATCCAAAAGGTAAGAACAGAATACCAACAAAGTGTAGGCACTGCACTTGCACTAGATTTGAATCCGGTTACCAAAAAGTTGGAATATATGCCCATCAAACCAAGTTTTTTTTGGAAAGATGAATTTGAAATTGCAAGAAAAAAATCTTCAAGTTATACTTTGCAGGAATTTTCTGATTTACAAAATTGGTTGTATTGTTCTTCGTCTTGATTATTACTTTTAGAGTGATAAAAACGAAAAGGTGGCAAAAATTGATTCGGTTGACAAGTTTTAAAATAAAGTTAAATGAATTTGGAAGTTTGTAAATTTCTACCGAAATGTCCCGTTTGCTTATGTTGTTGTTCTGATAATTTAACTATATGCACTAATGGACATTTTATCTGCTCTCAATGCTATGATAAAATAAATACAACCATTGGTCAACCTTGTCCCCTTTGTAGAGAAGTTATGATTCCAACACCAATCAAGAATATATGGTGTATGGAATTTATCGATACTTTGAAACAAAATATTCTTACAAATTGTCCTTTTAAGATTCGTGAACAAGTTGATTTTTTACACAATAATATATGGCACCAAGGAAAAATAAAAGACTTACATTTAGATCGTCAAGCGTTTGAAATGGATTGTGACGAGTATACCAATGAAACTATTTATATTCCATTGTGTGAGACAAATCGCTTTCAACCATCCTTTACAATGACGAAAAATTGGAGAAATTTAGAATACTTGACGAATATTAAAAATGTAGAGATTTGTCTGTGTAACGAGTTTTATGATTATTTAGACTCTTCTCACGAAAACTGTAGTGAAGATTTCTTTTGTAATAATGATAAAGTTTGGGTAGATGCACAAATTGTATATATTTGCAATTCATCGAAATACTTGTTGTGCGTATTTTTTCATCCAAACTTGACTTTTGGTTTGGCAAGCGGTAATGAACCACGTGACGCAAATTCAGTATGGCTACCGATTACTTCTAAAAAAATGAGATTAAAAATTGATTAAATTCAAATTTTCTCTTGGTAAATATAAAGAGATGAAACTTAAACCAGTTTGTGCCCACTGCAATAAGAGGTTAAATTTGACTAATCAATTTGGTTGTGTATGCGATCAAATATTTTGTTCTCTACACCGTTATGTAGAGTCTCATGATTGTCCTAAAAGAAATGTCAAAATTCAACAAGAAAAGGAGCATTTGAAATCAAGTTTAGTAAAAGTGGAGCCCAGTAAAATACAAGTTTTGTAAAAAAAAATCATGTTTTTTATTTAAAAATATGATAATATTACAATAAAATGTTTTTAGGAAAAAACAATGAAAATATATACGGATACACTGGAAAGCGATCCCCTTCTTTTAACTTTGCTTCTTCGTCGATTCAAGGAAGTTATAAAAAACCATCCGATATGAAAGCAAAGGCAGCCCCTGTGAAAACCGAAAAGGAAAAGGCAAAGGAACTATTTATTAAAAAGATTTGTTTTTCCCAAAACCTTTGTGAGCAAGATTTACAAATATTTTGTGTTGAGGAGAACAGTATTCAAGTGATTCCCTTGGAAAATGAGACTAGTGAGATTCTCAATAAGACATTACAGTGTAAAATAGGAGAGGATATTGTGTTTGAATTTGTATTGTCTGCCCATGAACGAGGTATTAGTATTAAAATGAATTCATTTCTAGTACACCCTTTTATTCAAATACAAGAAGATCAACAATCATTTTGTTTTCAAAAACCTACTGATTTAAAAGTCTTTGAAACCAAGTTTGGATTTAAACAAGCAGAATTTCCATTCAATTATGTTTATGAAAGTAATACTAAATGTGATGAAATCTTTAATGATTTTATTTTAGCAAACTTGGCAGAAATCAAGCCTCCTGCAATCGTTACAGTACCAGCCAAACACACACAAAGCGAAATATCATACCGTCAACATATTAGCTATATTAAAACTCGTACCTTGATGAATTTCAAAGTGGACGCATCGGGATGGTATTTAGACTCTTTTTCTGAAACGGAGGAGCAAGAATTACCTGCAGGTATTACCATTCGTCCTCATCCTTTTTGGACTTTTTACCCAGGTGGAAAACGCATTGAACATTTGTTACAATTCCAATAATTCCAAAATTAGAATATTTTTGGAATCTAATTAAATACAAACAACATTATTATTGCGACGACGATATATAAAGCATCCAATATTAACCCGAATTTGACAAAATCGTTAACTTTATAATTTACAGCTTGCCGAGCCAAGACGTGAGTTGGATAAGTCGTTGGCAAACAAAAACAAGCATTTGTTCCTAATAAAATAGCTAAAACAGCTGTTTTAATGGACAATGTACTAGTATTACGAACAATAAAATACATTATAATTGCAGAACATGGATTCGTAATTAATTCACTAAATATACTTGAAAATATCACAATTAAAGTAATACATTCAATTGGAGAAGAATTATTTAGCCAAGAAACGAGGTATTGTGCTAAAACTGTTTTTTCAACAAAGATTCCCAAGGGGTAAGAAAAGGCAATCATGAAATATAAATTCGCCTTTAATGATTCCAAAATTTGCTTATAATCTTGCACAGAAAATATGACATTGAGGAGTATGGCATAAAATCCAAATAATATCGATTGATTGATGATGAGTCCAATCAGTAGAATTAGTAAAGATGCAACTGCAATAAATTTCTGTAGATTGGACAATTGTGTAAAATTATCAAGAAGATTTTCTTTTTCATCCAAACTCAAATATAATATCGAGCCATTAGGAGTATTTCCCAAGATTTCACAATTTGTTGGGACTTTGGAATTTGACACACATAAATACCCACTCCTGAATTCCATAATTTTATATTGAAAAATCATACTTTCATAATCTATATCTACAAAGATTGATTGGTTTTGCCCCAATGAATAATTGATATAATTCGGTGGAATTTTTAGGAATCGTTTTTGATAAAATTCATCGCGTGTACTGATACCTTCTAGATTCGTTAATTTAGCTGTATACAAGGGTTTCAGCTCAATGTAATTCAAATCTGGATAATATTGAATTGTACAAAAAATAAATACAAGACCGACCAAGGTACACGGTAAACTATATTTGGTAATCTCGACAAATCCAATCTTGTCGTCAAGTAAGCTGTTCAATACTAAATTATTTGTTGTTCCAATCATTGTCAAGACACCTCCTAATATCGTTGTATAGGATAAAGGAATCGCGTATTTTGATAAATTTAAATTATAGATTTGACAATACAGCTTTATAAAGGGTAAAAATATGATAAATACAATTGTGTTGGCCAAAAATGCGGATAATATACAAACGCATAATAAAAAGACACTCAAGGCTAAAAATGGGCTCCTTATACGCCTTAAGAGAATAACAACCAAATTTTCAATAAAAAAAGTCTTGTTAAACCCATATGTAATCACAATTGCAATCATCAATGACAAAAGACCCTCATTAATTAAACCTTGATTAATATCTTGTAATGAAAGGTAGCCAAGTGTCCATAGGATAGTGTTTACAAAAAGCATCCATAATGTTGTATTTTTGGTTAAAAATATACCAAATACAAAACCAATCATAATAATGGTCTCGGTAACGATCATTCAATATTATGAACGACACATTGAATCGACTTTTGATCAATTTTTAAAATTGATTACTCGGACATTATTACAGAAATAACCAAAGTGCAACAAAGGAATCGAGCAAGCAATTAATCAAATTGGAATCAGGAGAGGAAAATTTATAATGATTAATGTATAATATCAAAAAATGTTGCTTGTAGTAAATGAAGATTCGAGCAAGTATATTCATGGGACTATGTGTGATTTCAGCGTCATATAAATTTTGTATTGTTCCAGGGATGGGTGGGTCAAAACTGTACAATGAAAAAAATAAAAAAATATGGCCTCCGGATAATCCTCTTCAGCTCAAAGAATTAGACTTGAAATTTCATCAAGATGGTCAATTAATTATTCCAGCTGCCGAACAAGTGGGAAGTTTAGATAAAATAAAGATTGATAGTACAGCTAGCTATTTATTGACTAAAAATGTGTACTACTCTGGAATGATTAAACATTTGCAGAATGATAAACATGAATTAAGCGCGCTTCCTTATGATTTTCGTTATACTCTATACCCAAAATATTATTTGTCATTATATGAAAAGTACAAGGATTTTATCGAAAAACAGGATGAACCTTTAATCATGATTTGTCATAGTCTTGGTGGACTTGTTTTTCATCATTTCTTGAGTACCTTTGTCGATAAAACTTGGATTGAAAAACACTTGCGTCATATTTATTTTATCAATGTACCTTTTGGAGGGACCCCTGCATCTTTTTACACCATCGTGGATCATTTGAATCGAAATTTACAATCTAGTTCCAATCGATCACCAATAATCAGTCATTTAACCAAAAAAATTAAAAATTTACACTTGTTTGGAGGATTGTATCAAACTTTACCAATTACTGCAAGACCATTTTATCAAAAAGATGACATGTTGATTAATATTCATAATATGTGCGATTTTCTTTATAAATATCCACAAGTACAAGAAAATTATAAATTGTTTGAAAAGTATCATCTACCGTATCGAGATTGTTCGATACACGCACCGTCAACAATTATTTATTGTACAGGTAAAAACACGACAGTATTTTATGATGCAGACAATGATCTAACAACCAAGCTAGATGGAGACGGTTTGATTGATATACATAGTTTAAAACGATATCAAAAAGGAAATTTGGTTGAAATACGAGGACAAGACCATTCCGGTGTTAATAATTATACACCTCTATTAAAGATGATTTCCAACACCAAGATTTAAAGAGAATGTTTTTATAAACAAAAATGTACGGAAACTATTCCATCGCTTATCCTGAAAAAAAACCTGTTGCTTCCGAAATTGAGGAATCAGAACATGTAAAAGACATTCAAGATTATAAAAATTTAAAATCTGCCTTGTTAAATTACAAAATTGTAATTGTAAAGGCATGGGCACAATGGTGTCAGCCTTGCAAATTAGCGAAACAAAAATTAGATGGGTTGGCGGATCAATTAAAAGATTATATTAGTAATAACTATATTTTTTTCATGAGTGATAACATTGATAGTGAAACATCTGTACATAAAAAAATGGTCGATGTGGTACCAACATTTTTTATCTATTTTAGAGGTGGTATTAAACCGACTCATGTTTTTACAGGCGTCGAATTTGACAAACTTGTAGAGACGATTCAAATTCTTTTAAGTCAACCAGATAATGAACCAATTTCAACCAATCAACCACCTCCTATAAATAAAACGAGCATGATTGGAAATTAGCAAATTAGTGGAGCAAGAGTTTTTCAACTTTGACCAACATGCTCAAATCTTTTCTGAAACAGCTTGATGTTGCCTTGTTATGAGCGAGTCCAAAATCAATCAACTTTACATTATCTGTTTCTTGATTATACATTATATTTCTCAAGGCAATATCATGATGAGCGTAACCTAGACTATGTAAATCATTAATAATGAATCTTAATTGTTTCATTATGGATGATTTTTTTTCTTTGGAAATTTTGTTCAATTTCATTTTATCCAAAGATTTATAATTCGATAAAAATTCCATTGTAAAACATTTAGTTTTAGAATTATAATCATATACTTTTATAATTTGTTCATTATTTGGTAATAGTAATGCTAAATCTTCTACTATTTTAAATTCTTTTTTTAAAGATGAATTGCTGATTTGACACTTCATTGCAGTAGTATCATTTATTTTATATACCGATCCAAAGGATCCATTTCCAAGATATTCCATTTCTATAGGATATAAATATAAAAGTATTAAATTTTAAATACAATTTGTTTATAAAATTTCTGCCGCTCTGGACTCAAGTTTAATTTAATGAGCTGTGGAAACCATATGGCAGTCATTAGAAAAATCCGGTCTAAAAATACTTTGGTCAACATATCATACATATGCACACCAGGCTTTGGAGATAATGCAGAGGAAGGAGATAATATATTTTGAAAACAAAATTGGTAACAAAATAAAAAGTCTTCCCGGCCATCAAAGCAAAATGTTTTAAAAATGTTTTTTTTAATCATGGCCCAATCGGTAGGATTCTTGCTAAAATATTTTATCCACTTTTGGCGATACTTGCTATAATCATTATTTTTAACCAATAGCCTTTTTTGATCATGAAATAGCAACACCAAACATAAACTATAAAAATCCTCTTTACACCAGAGATACAAATCACACAATTTTGTTTCTTGCTGGGTTTCATAAAAATCCTTGTGCATGACGAGTCCAAAATCAATCAAACAAAAATTATCCTTTTCCTTCATTATATTTTCTAAATGCATATCCGCGTGAACAAAACCTTGTTTAATTAATATTTGCAAAGCTTTAATAATTTGTTTTAAAATCTTTTTTTCCAAATTCAAGGTTAATGACCTATTCAATAAATACTTGGCAAGAGAACCTTGTTTCTTTTCCATCGATAATAAAAAGTAATTTCCAATGGGTAAAGATTTGTGTTTGTAATCTTTTTTATATTCGATTTTTGTCGGACAAACAAAGTATTTTTTATCTTCTTCCTGTAATTTTACCTTTTTCCAAAAATTAACTTCTTTTATTTGCGATTCCGGAATGATTTTTACAATAATTAAACCCTTTTCATAAACATGACCATATGGATGACTTGATAATAATTTCCAATCATTCATTATTTTATTCCATTGAAAATTTAATAATATTTTAATTTTGTTGATGAATTTGATTTAAAGCCATCTTTGGATTGTATGAATTTAGGACATCGATAATCCATGTTGAATACATCCATCATAATTTGATTTAGCCAACTTTTAAGACCATAATTAATTACATCTTTTGACAAATTCATAATTTCTTCAATTGAAAACCAGCACGCTTTTTCGATTTCATTTGTATCTTGTATATTAAACTTTGGTTTGCCATTCACATTTACATTAAAATATATATTATTTTTGAACCTAATCTTATCCAATAATTCTTTGGATGATACTACAATGCCTGTTTCTTCGAAAAATTCACGCAATGCAGTTTGTTCTTCTGTTTCCCCAATCTCTTGGTGCCCTTTAGGAAAACCCCACTTTTCAGATTTTTTCCCATATACAAGCAAATACTTTTGGTCTTGATTATCAAAATAAATAATACCGCACTTTTTAATCATCTCTATAAAAGTAATAATATATTCCTTTAATTGATTTCATTTTTTATTTTTTTTTTTTTTATAAAAAATGTCCTTTAAATTATTTATGAATACTTGGGAAAAAGTTTCGATTACCAGGACAGCAATTTCCATTAAAACATTTTATGGGACAAAGAAATTCATTTTTTAGTAAAGAACAGGGGTCAGTTTTACCTACAAAACAAATATTTGGATTTTTACCATACCCAGGATACGCAAATATGCAATCATTGTTTACAATATCATCAACACCATCACATTTAGATATATCCTTTTTAGAACAAGGGTAGTCTTTAATCTTTTTATATCGTTTATCCATTTTATAAAAACATTTTTTTTATAAAAATAAATGGCACTAAAACGATTAAACAAAGAATTGGATGAACTAATGAAAGAACCTCTCACACAATGTGAAGCTTCTCCTTCAG